CATTCTTTGCATCTAAATCTTTTTGAATCTTTTCAAGTTCTTTTTTATGCTTTTCTTCTGCAGTAAGATTAGCATTTTTGATTCTTTCTTCATAATCTTCAATAGATTCATTATGTTGTCTTTCAAGTTCTTTTTTTGCTTTTTCAAATTTTTCATTTTCTCTTTTAAGTCTAGCTTCAATCATTTTGTCAACTTCTTCTTGAGTAAATGTTTTTGGTTCTCCTGGTTCTGCAAATTGTTGAATATTAAGTTTAAATCTTTTCATTTTATCCTCCTGTTTAAAGTCCTGTTTGACTATATTTTATCCAGGTGTTTTATGTCCTCCAGTACGACAATATTTATCTCTATACCTCCTTTCTTTGCAATAAAAAAAGCACCTAGTTTTTAGCTAAGTGCTTTTGAGTTAATTATTTTATTTGTTTTCTTTTTTATTGTCTAAATCCCACTGTTCTTCTACTTTATTACAAGCATCTTCGTATTCTTTTCCTTTTTTTTCTCTTTCTTCTTTTGTTAAAGAGTAATCAATAAAATATTCGTCTGGAACTAATATTTTTTTATTCATTATTTTCCCTCCTATATTTCCAACCAAATTTTTTAGCTAGAGATTCATTTATCATATGCGAAACCTCTTTCCATGCTTTTTTGTTATCCCCTAAATCACTACATAATTTCCAATACTCACTTTCAAAATCATGACCAATTTCATCATAAGTTTTCCTTATTACTTTTAAACTTTTTCTTTCTCCAGCTCCAATTTCTAAATAATATCTAGTACCATCATGTCCTACAACTCTCATTTCTTTTACAGAAGACAATATACAGGCCACATTCATATCTTCAGGAGAAAATGATGAACTAGAAGGATGATTATGCAAAGAGATAATAGTAGATTCTGATTGTTTACTTAAAAATAAAATTGTTTCTCTTGGAATACTCACAGAATTTTTATCCCCTGTAGCAAATGGAACTATCTCATTTCCATTTAAATCTAACCACATAAGAGCTTCTGTTCCTGTTTTATTTCCATGTTCTAAAACTTTATCTATAGCTTTTTCAAAATTATCTTTTTCTTTAGTTATACTCTTATTTTCATCATTTGTCAATGGTCCATTATTAGAATCGTCTAAAATATAATTATTCTTTTCAAGTTCTTCTCTACCTTGTTTAACTAAACTTTCATAATCAATTATTGGGATAGTTGTACTTCTGCACCTTGGGTGCATTGGTGGATAATTTAATCCAACTGCAATCTTTTTAATTTCAAATACTTCTCCATGCAACTCAGAACAAATTTGACTTGTTCTACTATCTAAAGTAGCACTAAATTCATATTTTTCTATTCCAGCTTCTTTATATCCATCTAATGTAGCTTGATTCAAAACATAATTAACTTCAGTTCTTAAAAGTCTTTCAACATCATTCTTTTTAGCTGTCTCAAATCTTTCAGAAACTCTTTTACTCATAGTTTTCAGATTAATACCTTGTATCATTCCATTTACTATTTCTTGTTTAACTGTTTGAGCTAATTTATCAGTATTACTCCATAATCTTTCAGAGAAATTTGCACCACTCCAGGGCTTGTCTAAAACAGCTTTTATTTTATCTCTACTTACAATAGCATTAATTCCTAAATCTTTTGTTACTTCTAAAAAAGTATCTCTATAAACAGAATTTAAAGCATTTTTACTCCTATCTTCAACTCCAAAAATCAACTTAGTAAATTCCATATCTATTTGAGCTTTAAGACTATCCAAATGGCTAATTCTACTTTTAGCAGATAATGTTTCAATTTCTAAATATAATTTTTGTGCATCTAATGGTGCTGTTTTTAAAAGATTTTTATATTCTTTCATATAACTATGTAAATCTTTTTTCCAAACTTTATAATCATCACCTTTTAAAAGTTTCAAAGCTTCATTATAATTTAGAATATTATCATTCATATAAGTTGTAGTTATTCTACTAATCTCTTTGTTTATATCCTGCTTGGCTTTTTCTAGTGCAATCTTATATTCTTTTTCAATATCCTGTATTGTAGTGAATGCCTTAGCCTCTCTTTTAACTTGCCTTTCTTCCCAATAATCTCTATTCTTTTGAGCCATTAGCACCAACTCCTAATGGAGTATTCATATCTTTCATAACATTTATATCTTCTTCAGCTTTTATTTTTTCTAATTCACCTTTTGCATCCTCAATAAAAGGCAAAGTAGATAAAATAGTTTCATGTGATACTATTCCTTGCAATTTTTGAGCGGTATCTGCTGCTTCAACAAGATTTTTAGGAACATTTCTAGTAAATACTTTTTGAATATCAGTAGCTTTTATTTTTAAATTATGGAAATCTATCATAAGTTCTAATCTTTGATTAATTGCCTTTTTAAAATACATTTCTTTTTGTGCTGCTAATTGTTCCAAAGCTAATAACTTATATCCAAGTGCAACCCCTGAGCTATTTCCTGAAAACTCTTTGTCTTGCATGTCAGGTATCATAGAAAATTTATGGATATCTTGGTTTAATCTATTTTTGTTATTTTGAGCATAAGAGTCATTAACTTGTTTAACAAGCCATTTAGCATCACCTTGTTCATTGATAAGCATAACCTTATTTTTATTCATTCTTTCTATTTCTTCATCAGTAGTTCCACCCATATTAACCAAAACTAAGTATGCATCTGTAAAATCTTTCATATCGTCAATAGCAGTAGAAGTTGCTTCATTATAACCATCTATCAAAGAAATTACATTTTTAAAATCTCCATTTGCTCTCTTATTGTTTAAGAACTCTATGATTGGGACTTGATTAAATCCGTGTAATTTAGATTCTCCTTTTACAGTTGGGACTTCTTTTTTATCAATATCAGATATATATTCGTAAGTAGTAACTGATGTACTATCATAAACTTCCAATGTATAAACCCATTTATCTTCTTTATTTTTAGTTTTATCCCATCTAACTGCTGCAATTATTTCTTTTTTTACAGTGTTATCTCTTAAAATAAAACAATCTCTTGGGTCTACAACTGCATTTCCAATAGTATTATTTGTATTTTTATACCAAAGTTCATAAGACTTTCCAAACACACTTAAATTAGATGCATGTTCAAAATTTTCTTGTTGTTCTTCTTCTGTTGCAAGGTATTCAGATAATTTTTCAAAATCTTTTTTTAATTTATCATCTTGTAAAGCATAAGCAATAGGCTTTCCTAGAAAATATGCTGTTGCAATGGTTGTTATGTATTCGGGATAATTATTAATTAATTTTGTATCTTTTTTCTTATTACTTCTATCTTTCTTGTTTAAAATATTGTGTTTTCCGCTATAATAATCTTCCATTTTTTGTAGTTCTGGTAGCTCATCTTTTATAAAGGCTTCCAGTGCTTCTTTTAATTCCTGTACCTCCATTAATCCTCCTTTCTATCTTATTCCTAGGCTATTTCTATCTATTGTTCTTACAGAGTTATTTCTCATATAATCCTCAAGTGCATACCTCATAGCATCCATCAAATGGTTAAACTCATCAATCGGTTTATTTACAGATTTCCCAAATTTATCTTTATCCCAAGCGTAGTTAGAAATCTCTGTTATGAAATTATTGCACCTTGGATGAATAAAAATTTTAAAATCTTGAATAAACTGTATTCCAGCATTAACACTATCTTTCCCTTTTTTAGAGCCTTTTATTCTATAAAGTCCTAAACCCTTCAAATGGTCTATGCTCTTAGCTTCTTGACAATCTGCAACTATAATCTCTTTTTTAAAACCCATTCTTTCAATCTCCCTAAAAATATCAGTATTGTGCATTCTAGTACTATAAAATTCATCAAAAACATAAATTTCTTTTTGTTCCTGATCCAATATTCCACAAAAAAAAGCAGCTGGGTCATTGGTATATCCAAAATCTAACCCAAATACTGCTTTTGCTTTTTGTCTTTTATTTAAAATTTCTCTCCAATCAAACTCTAATTCTTGCCAATTTTCGTAGACAAGTCCATCCACTATACCCCAGTTACCAAGTCCAGCAACTTGATATCTACGAGGGTTATTCTTTTTCATATCTTCAAATAATTTCTTATCAGCTTCATCAAGCCACTCATTACATAGGTAATTAGTAGTTAAAGCTAATATGTTCTCATCTTCTCTATCAAAGAATCTAGCTTTTAACCAGTGCCTTTCATTCCAAGGATTGAAACTGATAATTATTTGTTTGAATAAAGGTTCTTCCACAATACCTCTAATACTTTCATCAAGCATATTAAAAGCTGTTTCATCTGTTAATTCGTAGGCTTCTTCAACCCAGCACCAGCATAATTGCCCAACAGGTACTGAAATAGATGTAATCTTTAATGGATCATCAAAACCTCTAAATAAAATCTTTTGTCCAGTTGGTTTATAAGTCATTTCAAGTGGACTTTCTTTTAATTCCCAGTAGTCTTGAACTTGAAATCTATTTATTGCCCATCTTAAATCTGAATAGCAACTATCTTTTAATGTTCTAAATACTTTTCTTACAACAAGAGTATTTGCATTCTTATATTTCATCATGTTATAGATTATCCATAGAGCTGTTGTCTTACTCTTTTTTGAGGCTCTTGACCCTTTAACTACCTTATACCTACCCTTGAAGTTCCAAAACGATTTATAGCCCTTTCCAACGATTTGAGGTAAACTTATTTTTATAAATTTACTCATCTAAATCATCTTCTCCAACTATCATAACAGGTAAAGTCCCTTCAATCTTCGTTTTATCAGTGAATAGAGCATGTCTTTTTCCTAATAATTCAGCTGCTTTTATTCTATCTTTAGCAGATACTTGCTTTTTCATTATTCTTGCTGAAGAAACTCCTTCTCCTTCTCCCTCAACCACTATAACTTCTTCTTGTATTTCTCCTCTCATCATTGCTGTTAAATTCTGTAAAACTTCTTCTGCACTTGCAATTCTTTCAGATTCAGCTTTATCCATTAATTCTTTAATATAGACTTTTATATCCGTTTTTGTCAAGTTTTCACTACCAATTTTTCTAGCATTCTTTTCTTTATATCCAGCTTTTATTGCAGCATCAGTAGCATTGCCACTAGCCACATAATATTCACAAAAAGCCTTTTGCCTTGCATTTAATTTCAATGCTACTTCACCTCCGAATTTATAAAATAAAAAACTCCCACATAAGAACGTATCCTGCACATCTAAGTGCTGTGAGAGTGTTGATGTTATTATAGTAAGACTTTTTTAGAGTAGAGTCTCAAACTACTGTGGTAATTTATTTCAATAAGGAGGAAGTTCTTCTGAACTTCTATACTTTGCTACATGTTAACATACTATCACATTAAAACTAACAGTACAATAACGCATTTTTAACAGCTTTTTAACAAGGTTTTAACAAAGTAATATTAAAACTCTATTAATCTCTGTGTTTTAAAGTGTATTTCTAGAGTACTTAAGATATTATTTCTCATTCTATATGTACTCATTAAAGAAATTCCAAGTTTCTCAGCTATTTCCTCATAAGTCATTTTGTCAAAATATTTCATTTGGATAAAACCATAATCTTTATGATCTTGAACCATACTCAAACATTCATCTATTCTGAATATTATTTCTTCATATCTGCTAATATTATTAGATATTCTTTGTTTTAATTCCTCTATCTGTTCTACTTCGCTTTTATAATCATAACTATTACCACCTTGTCCACCAGGTCCATATGATTTTTTTATCTGTGGATTTTTTAAATTTTCTATTTCTACTTCTATCCTTTTCTGATATTTTGGATAGTTTCTTAAGATTTCTTCCATCTTTCTAAAAATTATCTTTTGCTCCTGTGTTGCCATTACTACTCCTTTATTTTAATAATATTTAATATAGCTATTTCATTCTCACTATGTAAATTGTTAATATCAACTATATGTTTTTTCATTTGAGTTATTACTTCTGATGTTAATTGTGAATTGACTTTAATATAAATATTTCCAGTATGCCCTTCAAATTGATATATCACAAAATATAATGAATAAATATTTATTTTAATTATAGTGTTAGTTGCTAGATATGATATTAAAGCAATTATTAATACTATTAACCAATAGGTACCCATTACTCCACCGCCCCAATGCTATTTTCCAATATTTCAATATTGCTTCCATCAGAAGCATAAACATCTTTAACACTTTTACAGAAATTTCTCACTGCTTCCTCTAGCTCTTCATCTGTTAAATGAAAATGTCTGTATATGTTATTTTTGATGATTCTTTCTTTTTGATTGTCTTTAATTTTTACAGTAATTAAATATTTAATCATCTTCTTCCTCCCAAGTTGCTATTTTATTAATTTCTTCATCAGTTTTACATTTATTTCCACAATTAATACAAGTTATAGAGAGCTTAGGTCTTTTTACTTTTAAAGTTTTTATATAGTAAATGCACATCTTATCTTTTAAATAACTTGTTTCTACTTCTCCATTTATTTCTTCTTTAAATTTTGTTCCACCACACTTTTTACACTTCCACATTTTCAACCTCCAAATCTTCTATCTTCTTTTTTAGTTCTTGTAAACATTTATCACATATACTGATTATCGTACCCGCATTAGAGTTATCTGTTCTAACTTCTAATACATTTACATTATTAGTCCCATTGCAACAATTACATCTAGTTGCATAAAATTTATATCTTGTATTTTTATCTATTTCATTATTTTTTATTATTCTAATCATTCATCTCCTCCAATCTCTCCTGCTCTTACCTTAGCCCAGAACTTGTCTAGTTCTGCTTTTACTTTTTCTGCTTCTTCTAGTGTTTTGAAGTAGTTTCCCCACTCATATCTCCTTTGATCTTCTGGGAAATAGTTATCTGTGGTTTCTGAAATTTCACTATCTCCAAATATACTGAAATATTTATCACTTCTTTTGCCTCTCCATCTCTTTCTATATTTTTTATTAATATAATCTATAAATTTTTCTAAATCTGTTTTTTCTTGGTCATCTATTAATATATAATCTTCCATATTTTCAAACTTGTCAAAAACACAATCATAAATAAATATAGTTTCTGTTCTATCTTTTTTCATTTTTATATTATTAAACTCTATTTCTTTGGATTTATCTGAAAAAGGAATTTCATTTTTAACTATTCTCCAAGCCCAATTATCCCAAACTTTTAAAAATTCTATCTCCAATACCTTTTCTTTTTCCATTAGTTCCTCCATTATTCTATTGAATTTATTTGAAAATTTACTAATTCATCAATACTTTCAAAAGGCTCTTCTACACCAAGAGATGCTTCTTCCAAATAATTTCTTCTAGCATCATAGTACCATTCCCACTTATCAATTTTTGCTCCTTGCAATGCTTGAAACATATAATGTGATTTTAATAACTCTTCTAAAGTTTCTCTATCAATTTCAAAATTTCCATTTTTTAATTTTTTTAAGAATTCCATTACTTCCTCCTTACAAATCTATAAACTTCTAACTTCTCTGCATTTCTTTTTACTTGTTCAAATTCAACTGTACTCAATTCACTAGCTTTAAAATTTTAATATTTTCTTTAATGCTTTTTTATAGAATATCTCCATATCTTTACTCATATTAACCTCTGTATTTTCCGACTGTTTCCAAAATAGAAATAGTCGTTATTCCTTAGTTTACAAACCTGTTTTTTCTTTATCACTAAAAATCATAATATCTTTTTTGTCTCTGTAACAAATATAACTAACAATTTTTTTAGCTAAATCATCAACAGTTTTATCATCTAGCTTTACTATTTCTCCATTTACTTCAAAAAAAACTCCATATTTATTAATATTTATATTAAGCATTACTCCTCCTTAAATGCTTGAAAATCTTTTAAATTACACTTATTTCTACTCCAGCTCCAATCTTATCAACTTCAAAACCTTTAAAAACTGGAATTACATTTGTGCTATCATCATCTTCTATATAGCCATATTCTTGCATTAAGTCAAAAATGATTTGTGCAGCATTTATATAGTCAAATTTTCTTTTACTATCTCTGATGAAAAATAACTCAATTTTATAAGGTTTTGATTTATTTTTGACCATTGATAAAAATTTATTTTTATTCAGCATCCAATCTGCTTTTGAATTTTTTATATAATTTTGTACTGTCTTAGAGTTCAAAAGCATTGTTTTACCATTCTTTAAAGTAACAAACTGCTTGCTATTCTTAGAACTTGGAGTGTTCCCACTTATAAAAATCATAAATTTTTCTCCTTAATTTTTCTTTAACTCATTTTTGAGGTTATAAAGAAGTTTTAAAATAAATTTTGAGTTAGCCACATAGTCTTAAAAATTATTTCAACTACCTTAATGCTATAATTTATCATTTTTAATTTTAAAAATCTTAAAAACAACCTCTAAACGATTATTTTGATTTTTAACTTTCCCAAAAACTTTTTTTATTTGGTTTTCTCTTAGTTTCCCAAGTAAAATCAAAAGTTTTTGTCATTTGATTAATTCTGTCTAAGATTTTATCTGTATTTTTATATCTTAGAAAGTCCACCATTTCTGTTGCTGTAAGATTTGTAGTTATTAGAATAGGCTTTCTTGCACTATATCTAGTATCTATTAAAGTGCAAAGTTTCTCTTTTCCCCAATCCTCAGATAGTTTTTCACTACCTAAATCATCTATAAATAGCATATCTGCTTCTTTTATAGCTTCTAATAACTTACCTTCAAGACCTGTTTTCTTTTCAAAATCTTCTCTTAGAACTCTTAGATAATCAGCAAGTTTAAAACTTAAAACTGCATAACCCTTGTCAATCAAGAAGTTGCAAATACAATTTGCTAAAAAAGTCTTTCCAGTACCACAATTTCCCTTAAATAACAATCCATCATTTAATTTTAAAACTTCATCAAAGCCTTTTACATAGTTCTTAATTTTTCTATATAATTCAGCTTCTGCTCCATTTTTTTCAATTTTTGCATTCATAAAAATATCACTTTTAAAATTTCTATCAGTTATTGATAAATCTTTGAATTTATTTAATTTTGCTTCAACTCTGTATTTCCTCATACATTTACAATCTCTCATAAATTCATAATTATTAGTCTTATATTTAATAACTTCCTTACAAATTTCACATCTTTCAAGTATTTTTGAATGCTCATTTAATATTATTTCTTCCTCTGGAATTTCCAGATTTCTTATATCAGAAACAGAAGCTATTTCACTTATAGTCTTTATCATCTCTTTTTTCTGCTCCTTTTTAATGCTTCATCTATTGTTATGTCATAGTCTTTTTCCTGGTCCTGATTATTTTCTTCTTGTTTTAGAGTGTAGTTATCTCTAAGACAAGCTATAATCCAACCATCACCTTTTTTATTTTTATCAGCATATTCAAAAACCTGTTTTATTCTTTCCAAGTCATTAGAATATTTAATTATATTTTCAATTTTTATCTTCCTGTTTTTTATTAAAAATTTTATCTCTTGTCTTATAATTCCAGCAACATTTTCCTTGTTGTTGTTATTCATGTAGTTATTACTCATGTAGTTATTATTATTGTAGTTATTATTAGCGTATACATTTATGTTACTATTAGAAGTAACATTATTGTTACTATTAAGAGTAACATTTTCGTTACTTATAGTAGTAACCTTTTTGTTACTATTAACTTCTGTTTTAATAGTATCGTTTTCGTTACTATTAGAAGTAACATTATTGTTACTATTAAATGTGTCTACTAAATAATAAACATTACTTCTGTTATATCTTCTTTTTTTCTCTATAAGTTTTAAATTTTCTAGTTCTTTAATAGCATCAGATATAGAATTACGCCTTTTTAAATTTAATTCTTCACATAATTCTTCATAAGAATACATTATATAAGTATCTCCCTCTTCATCTATCCAGCCATTTTTCTTAGAAAGCCTAAATCTGTCAGACATTAAAAGATATACATCAAATGCTGTTAAACTTAAACTCCCTTCTCTTCTCATTTTAAAGAGAACTTTGGGAATTTGAAAAAAGCTCTCTTTATTTTTGTTATTTGATTGTTCCAAATTCCCTGCCTCCTGCTGTTAATTACTTATTTTTTCTTATTTCTTCCCATAATTTTTCAGCTTTATATGCCATTATTGCAATAGCAAATAATATCCCAAGAATAATTAATATTCCTATTGTTGAACCTAATATAACAAATAATATAAATTCAAGTATTAACATTATTCTAACTTCCTTTCAATTATTTATTATTTTCAAAAAGACCTTGAACCATAGTGTCATCATTTATTTGCTTTTTTGGACTTTTATTATCCTCAGTAGCTTCTTCAATAAACTCACCTGTTTCAGCATTAATAATATCTCCATTATTTTCAAGTATTTCAATTTCTTGTACTTCTGTACTCTTGTCATCCATAACTTTAAATGATTTTTCATCTTTTGCAGCCATTTCAAGAAATTCAACTGATACTGGTAGCCATTTTAATAGCTTTTTAACTACTGTCTTTTGTGCCATTTCTTCAAAATTTTTATTCCATACATCATTTTTATATGAACCTTTTCTGTACTTTTCTTCATGATGTGTAACTTCATCTTTTGTCATATATTCAAATGCCTTAGCTCCATCTTTTAATATTGCTACTGCATAAAAGCCTTTTATTTCTCCTCTTTCATCAAAATTTGGCTTATGTGTTAATGTTCTTGATAATCCATATTCAATATTAAAATCATCATTTTCATATACTGTATAACTGTATATATCAGATAATTGTCCACTTCTTCTTAATAATTCAATTAATCCTTTATAACCTATTTGAAACTGGCACTCAACTGTACCAGCTTTCTTATTTTCAAATGGTATTAAATAACATTGCCCTAGTGTTCCTGGTTCTAATCCAAGTTGAGCAGATACCATCAATGCACCTATTAAACTTTCTGGATTACATTTAGCAAGTTTTGGGTTTAATCTAATTGTAGTTATAGCTATTCTTACAAATCTATCAGTATTTATGTGTTGTGGCAAAGCATTATTAAATTGTTTTTTACTTAATTGAATTAAATCAAATATTGTCTTTGGTTTTTCTTCTTTTTTCGCTACTGCTGTTCCATTTGCTCCTGTTAAACTGTTTTTTGCTGTTGGCATATTATCCACTCTCCTTATTCTTCATCTCTATTTTGATTTTTTGGTTTTCTGCCTCTTTTCTTAGGCTTTTCTTCTTCTATTTCATCTGTTTTATCAACTTCATCTGGATTATCTTCTTCTTTTTTGTCAGTTTTATCTTCTAAAAGATTTTTATTACTATTACCTGATTCTGTTACTTCTATAATTTCAGCTTCTTCAATATCATTTTTTTCATCTTCATCAAATAAAGATAAATTATTATTAGTTTTTATTGATGCCATTCTTTCAAATGCTTTTTCTATACAACTGATTGCTTCTTTTTCTATTTCTTCAATAGTCATATTTTCAAGTTCTAAACCTTTATTTAATAATTTTTCATCAAAAACTTCTGCCCAAATAGCTTCTTCTAAATAATATTCAACACCATTTATTTTTGTTTTTGGTACTTCTTCTTTACAAACAATATTATTAAAAATTATTGTTGTTTCACTTAATTTTTTAAATTCCAATGATAATTTTGTATTTGAAGTTTCAAAAACCAATTTTGTTTTATCTTCTTTGATTTGTTTTTCAATTAATGACCAACCTAAAACATTATATTTACTTCTTATAATTTCATCTGTATACCATTTTAAAATATTATCACTTATCATATTCAATTCCTCCTTATTTCACTAATAAATATTTAGAAACTTTTCTGTATTTGTTTGCTAATTCATTGTATTTTTCCATTACTTCAAAATTTTCTTTTGTCATTTTTTCTATATCTGGTGTTTTTCTTTCACTAATATTAAATTTGTATTTACCTGCAACTGCTTTCAATGTTTTTTCTTCTATCATCTTATGTAAAATTTTTTCTCTTAATAGTTTATCTTCATCTTCAATTAGCTTTTTTTGCCTAGCTAATTCTTTTATTCTTATTGCAATTTCCTCAAACTCTGGCAATTCTCTAACTTCATTATTTTCTATTTCCATTGCCTTTTTCTTCAGATGATTCATATATGCGTCACTTCCATCTGGCATTGGAGGAATCTTTTTTAATAAATTTTCTTGATAAAATTCAGTAGCTTTATTTCTAATTAAATTTATATCTTCCTCGCTTCTCTCTATCTTAAATTCCTTATATTGCTGTCCTCCAATTAGCACAGCTATATATGCAAATTTATAACCTGTAAGCATAAGATAATGCTGCACCTGTGCATAATAATACTGAGGTATTACATCATCTTCCCAGTCTTTTTTATTCCAAAGAGATGTGGTTTTTATTTCTAAAACTCCATAATCTCCTGTTTCTTTATCTTTTAATGCTCCATCTAAATTAGCAATTAAAAAATCATTTACAACTGAGTAAGGAACTTCATATACAATTAGTTCTTTATGTTTACTGGAGAACTCTTTTAAAATAGTTCCCTCTAACATATGCCCCCAATGTGTTAGTTCATTACCTTTGAAGTTGCTACCTTCTGTTTTATCTACATAAACATCAACTATTGATTTGTAAGGATTTACTCCAATTATTGCCCCTATGTCACTTCCACCTATTCTTTTTGCTCTAAGTTTATGCCAATTATCTTCATTATCATAACTAAGAACTTTTGTATTTTCAGTATTTGCTGTTACAGAAGTTTCAAACTCTTCTTTTGTCATTTCTATTACTTCTGATTTAGTAACACTTATTAATTGTTCTAAATCTGCTTTATTTAATTTGCTATATCCTACTAACCCTAAACTTTTTGCTTCTTCTCTTAATTCTTTAACTGTCATAATCTATTCCTCCATATCTTCAAATAAAGATGATTGTTCTAATTTTACTTTTGCTTTTTCTTCTTCTAATGTTTCAAGATTTAATTTAGCCTGATTAAAATATGCTTCTTTTAATTCAATTCCCAAACTTCTTCTATCCATTTTTAGTGCCATATATTGTGTACTTCCAATTCCCATAAATGGATCTAAAACTATATCATTTGGATTAGTCCATAGTTCTATACATCTCGCAATTACATCAAGTTGTAAAGGACATATATGTCTTTCATCTTCTTCTGATCTTGCTTTTGTTCTATTTAATGTATTTGTTTGTCTAATATCCATCCAAACTGGATTTGCATATCTTCTCCATACTTGGTGAGAATAAACAGGCAATTCATTATATTTTTCTTTATTTTTTACTTTTTCAGGATCAGGTTCTGGTCTATTTCCTTTTATTCCTTCTGGTTCATTTTCTCCATAAAATCTAGTAAGACCTTCAGGGTGTTCTATTCTTTCAGGATTTTCTCCATCTTTTCTGAACGTAACAATATAATCAGGTAAACCATTTCTACATAAACTTGAATCTTTACATAATTGTTTATGTAATAAACCTAGTGCTTTGGTTCTTGTTGCTTCAACTAATGGATCTTTATATATAGTTACTTTTGAATGGTATATAAAGCCCACTTCTTGAAATAATCTTATTATTTCTCCCGGAAAATCTTTTAAACCTATTACTCCATCTTTTGATTTCATCATAGGTAAATCCATACAATGAATACTTATTAATCTTCCAGGCATAAGAACTCTATATAATTCTTTTATTAAAAATCTAAAGTGTTTATAAAATTCATCATCATTTTTACTATTTCCCATATCTCTATCACTATTTGAATAAGTATATAGACTGGCGAATGGTGGACTAAATATAGAGTAGTGTATTGAATTATCAGGTATTCCTTGTATAATTTCTACACTATCTCCATGATATATTGAGTATTTATCTTTTACTATTTGATTAATTACTTTCATTGATTGACACCACATCCTCCCAATGAATTATTTCCATCCCTTTATGCTTTGCATATCCTAATTCAATCAAACATCCCTTTGACATTTTTATTTTTTCAAATTTTGGAATAAGAAGAATATCACACTCATTTAATAAGTTTAAACATAAATCTATCCCTTTTTCATACTCCATATTATTGTACAAATATCCGTAATTATGGATTGGAGATATAAAATTTGGTTTATGAAAAATATTTTTCTTTATTAAAAGTTTTATAAATTCTTCTACTTTCTTTTTGTTTTCTTCTTGGCCATCATAAGGATGAGCCACATATATATTTAAAGCTTGCATATCATTTCCTCCCATTTAGGTAATATCATTTCTATTTGAGGTATATATTCAGTTACTATTCTTGATGTTGAGTGTAATTCCTTTTGAGTTATTTCCTTAGTAAGTTCTACCATTTGAGATTGCATATATTTTGCATCCTCTTCTTTTCTTGCAATATTTTCTTTTACTGTTCCTTCTTTTGCAGAAAGAATTATGTAAACATTTACTTCTTTTGTTTGTCCAAATCTCCAACATCTTCTAATAGCTTGATAATATTGCTCATAACTATCAGATAATCCAACAAATATCATATTGTTACATTGTTGCCAGTTCATTCCAAAACCTGCTATTGATGGTTTTGTAACTAATGATTTTATTTCATTATTTGAAAATTTAATCATTGTTTCAGCCTTATATTTTGAATTATCTGAACCTTTTACTTCATAACTCTCATTTATATACTCTTTTAATTTAGCTGATTCATCATTTAAGCTACACCATATAAGCCATTGCTCATTTGAACTATTAACTATATCAGCAGCTTTTTGACATCTGATATTTAATGTTTCTTTTCTTACATTTCTTCTTTGTGTAAGAGTTAGTTTCTCATTAGAAAAATCAGTACCATCAGCTATGATTTCAAATATATTTAATTTTGGTAATTTATAACCTTTTATTTCATATCCTAAGCTATTTGGATTATCTATGAATACACACCAACTAGCCATCCATTGCCAGAATATTTTATCTGCATGCCCTTTTAATCTCCATTTTGATGTATCACTACCATCATGAATAAAATACATTGATAACATTTCATTTCTTGTCATTATTCCTAAAAATTCAGCATGATTTCCAAGTTCCATATAATCATTTGGAGCTGGTGTTGCCGTACATGCTAACCTAAAAGGACAATGTGAAAAGTTTTCAATTATTTGATTTCTTATTTTTCCAGTGAAACTCTTTAATATTGAACTTTCATCTAAAACTATTCCACCAAATTCATTGGCTACAAACTTATCTAACTTTTCATAATTAGTTATATTTATTCCAGGAACTACATCTGATTGACTTTCACATATATTTACATCAATACCGAATGTTTTCCCTTCCATTTTTGTTTGTGTTGATACAGCTAATGGAGCGAGAATCAAAACATTTTTTCCAGTGTGTTCATACACTTTATTAGCCCATTCAAGTTGCATAATAGTTTTACCTAAACCACAATCTGCAAATATTGCTGCTTTTCCTTTTTTTAATGCCCATCTAACTATATCTTTTTGAAATTCATATAAATTTTTATTTAGTTCTTTTTTACTAATATCAAACCCACTACTTATAATTGATGTGGATTTGTTAAAAATAAAATTTTCATATTCTTGCATTGTCATCTCCTTTTATGGTACAATTCAAGAAAATAGAGTTATCTATTTTCTTTTAACCTAAACATCTAATAAACTTTGGTCGGTGCTATTAGATGTTTTTATTTTTTTATAACTTTTCCCTGCTAAAAAGTTCAACCAATGTGGTTTTATTATTAAATATTTCCCCCTTTCCTTTTCTTGATCTTTTACATAGATACAACCTGGAACTTCATTCGCTTGAATTAAACTATAAACATCATCTTTGTTTAATTCTCCACCAGATAAAGCAATGGCTTCTTCTACACTAATTTTATAATTTCCCATTTAATCACCTTTTTCTAAAAGTTCTAATGTGAATTTGCAAGTTTCTATAACACCTTGATAATATCTGACTCTTGAATATGCTTCTCCTTCTGCAAGTGGTCTATTTTCCTTTCCAAGCTTATAATATTCATCATTAGCTTCTTTTAACTTTTCTTGTGCTAAATTTAGTTTAATTTCAATTCTTTCTTTTGCTGTCATCAATATCACATCCATTCTAATAATTTATCAAATGGATAGTTAAGACACAGCCATAAAATCTTAAATACCCATTTAATTTTATGTTTAATTACATCTCTCATATTTACTTTTGCAAATTTTTTATTTTCTTTTATTTCCATTTTTTGCCTCCATTTCTATGTACTTTTGGATAACTTCAACAGCATCTACCAATTTAATTCCTGTTGAAAAAGGTATTACATTTACCCATTTTTGAAATATTTTACAGTGCATTTATTCCCCCTTATTCCCCATAATAATTAGTTTGTCCTTGAAAACCTTTTACAACTTCCACTCCTATAAAGTCAAAACCATTTGATCCTTTACTACACCATCTCTTTTCATATTCATTAACTTCTCTGCTAGTTCCAACGAAATCCCAAGATGAATATGAGCCATCTCTACCAAATGCACTAAGTTGATTAATTCCGCAGATTTCTCTATATGCCACTGGTCTACTTACCTTATGTTCAAATATTTTAAATTTATCTTGTATGGTTTCTATTTTTCTCATTCTTCTTCCTCCCTATTTTCTAATCATTCCCTTATATAACATTTCCAATTTTTCTAATGCTTTATCTAGTTTTAGATGTGTAGAACCTTTTAAATTCTCTTTTGTTTCTGTGTACCACTCTTTTGCTAGTTTATTATTAGAATAGTGTCCATAATCTATTCCTAGTAAATCTAACTGTTGTTTTCCTCCTAACTCTGCAAGTCCAAATATTAATCTTGCTTCCTTATTTTTAAAATATAAATCTTCCATATTTCTCCTTTCTTTTACCCTCTATTTGTGTCATAATCTAAATAAAATTTTTTTACAGTAATAGCATTATTTAAGAATTGAAATTAAAATAGCAGTGGCTAAAACTGAAATAGTTATAGTATTTACACAAATTATTGCTGATAAGTGCTTTAATTCTTTTTTTATATCTGCTACTTCTTTTTTAATTTCTTCAATAAGTTTTTCGTCCATACTCCTCCTTTTATTGTAGAAAATTTTTCTACTAATTAGATAAAAAAATTTCTTTGATTTTTTTTAAATCTTTCTCCCAACTTAGACCCAATACATCTATTAAAATTTTTACTTCCGATAGTTTAAAGTCAAATTCCCCATCTATCTTTCTTTGTAAACTTTGAGCTGACTTTAATCCTATTTGTTTAGCAATAAAAGTATATTTTAATCCACTGTTATCTATATAGTCTCTTAGTTTCTTATAGTTTACTGGATTGATACTTTTATTTTTTTTAGACATAACTTCACCTCCTTTTTGTAGATTTATTTTCTACAAAACAATAATATCATCTCTTTTTTATTTTGTCAACTTTTTTTCTACAATTTTTTAAAATTTTTTATATTTTTAGTTGATTTTTTTTCTACTTATTGTTATAATTCAATCATAAAATATAAGTAATTTTTTTTAACAAAAGGAGGTATCTTATGAATACTGCTGATATTATAAAAAAAAGGAGAGAAGAATTAGGACTTTCCCAAGAAGAACTGGCAGATAAATTAGGATATAAATCAAGGTCATCTATCAATAAAATAGAATTAGGGTTATCAGATATCCCTTTTTCAAAAATTCCTCTTTTTGCCAAAGCTTTAGAAATAGAACCTGAGATATTAATGGGTTGGGAAAAAAATAAAAAACAAGAAGATTCAAACATAGATATGAACAATGTCATTAATGGAGATGAGTTTGTTATGATACCTTTATACAGTTCGATCTCTGCTGGATATGGTTCAGAGGAAGCAGAGTTTATAGAAATGATAGCCATTCCTGGTTTAAAAAATCCTCAAGAATGTTTTGGAGTTATTGTAAAAGGAGATAGCATGGAAGATAAAATAGATTCAGGTTCTACTATAATAGTTAGAAGAGATTCTGTTATAGAACCAGGTCAAATAGGAGCATTTTCTTTTAACAATAAATCTTATGTTAAACAAAAAAAAGTATATGGAAATACCATTGTACTTCATTCTTACAATGATAAATATGAAGATTTATTAGTAGAAGAAGCAGAAGAATTTAAAGAATATGGTAAAGTTATAATGTCTATTAATATTAAAAAATTTTAAATAAAAAAGGGAGAGATTTTATGAAGAAAAAACTATTTACATTATTCGTTTTAGTTAGTTTACTAGCATTTTCACACCCAGGGAGAACAGATGCAAATGGAGGACACCATGACAGAAAGAATGGCGGATATCATTACCATCATGGCTATCCTGCTCACGACCACCCAAATGGAGTATGTCCTTATGAAAGTCCGAAATCTACAAAAAATAATAAAACAAGGTCAAAAGCAGAGATTAAAAAGAATTTAGAAGCACTTGGTTACTATGGAGATAATGCCATAGCAGAGTTTCAAAGAGATAATGGACTTGTTGCAGATGGAGTTGCTGGAAAAAGGACTATTAAGAAGATTAGGGAGTTATTAGGAAATTAAATATAACAAAAAAAGCCCCTCGGAGATACTAGCAATATCCCGTGGAGCCCAAAAAGAGTGTGGTAACTCTTATTCTTCTACTAAAATAGATTATATCACACTCATTTTTGTTATGCAAATTGAAAGGAGTGTGATTTTTTTTATGAGAGCAGCAAACGGAATGGGAACTGTTTTTAAACTATCTGGAAAAAGGAGGAAACCTTGGGCTTTATTAGGTCCTAAATATTACAGTATAGAAGAAAAAAGATATAAGAGAGATTTTATAGCTACTTTTAAAACACAAAAAGAAGCTGAAACTTATAAGCTAGCTATGTTTACAAATAACCTTGAAATGTTAGAAAATACTGATGCAAAAGTTACTAAGAAAAAAGAAAAAGGTATAACCTTTGAAGAAATTTATCAACTGTGGATAAAATCAAAAGAAGATGTAAAAGATGGAACAAAAAATAATTATGAAATTAATTTTAAAAGAAGTAAAAAATTATGCGGATTAGAAATAGCTAAAATCAATGGTATTATGTTACAAAATATTTTTTATAGTTTGGA